CGCGACGTTCAATCCGGCGTTCATATTCGGGATCGCGCGGGTGGCGAGCAGGCGCATCTGCTCATTGATGCCCATCAACCCGATCTCGAACGGAGTCGGCGAGCCGGGCGTGAGCGCCTTGGGAAGTTTGATCGAGGCGAATGCCGCCTTCAATTTTGCGATCGCGGCGACCACTTTCGAGATTGCATTTACGATGGTACTGAAGACCCTGATCGCAATCGTCAGAATAAAGCGGAACACCCCATCGTGGATCTGTTTGAGGGTTTGCCAGGCGCGCTTGAAAAAATCAACGAACGGCTTCACCCGGCTCTGCATCGCGGTCATGCCGCTGGCAAAGGACTTCTTGATCGCCTCGATTGCCTGCGAAAAGCCCCACTTGATGATGAACCACAGTTGCGAGAGCGTGGTCTTCAGTTGATCCCAGTTCTTCCAGACCATGTACACCAGCACGACCGCCGCCGCGATCAACGCCAGCACGGGCAGGAGCGCGACGATGGCAGGGATGAGCGTACCGGTGATGACCGCCCCGATCGAAGCGAACGCCGCCGAAAGCCCGCCGAGTGTAATACCCATGCTCGAAAGCGTTCCGACCATCGAAACGATTGTCCCGGCAAAGCCGACCAGCGGTCCGATCAATGCAAGCAGACCGAGGAAAACCACGATCAACTTCTGCACCCAGGGCGGGGCATCCGCGATCGCCTGGACGATGGGTGTAAGCGCCTTGATGAAATCGACCAGGGTCGGGATGATGGCTTGACCCAGCGCCTCTTTGAGCGAATCAAGTTCGTTGTTGAAGATCGCCATCTGCCCGGCGGCGGTCGTTCCCATGGCTTCCGCCAGCCCGCCGAACTCGGTCTCCAATTCCTGCAAGATGACGCGCTGGGCGGAGGCGATATCGCCCACCGCCATAAAGTCCTTGATCTGTTGTTCCTGCTGGTCGGAAAGCATCACCCCCACGCGCCGCAAAGCGGAAACGCCCTGGATCGGGTCGTTGAGCGCCTTGCCCAATTGGATCGAGGCTTCCTCGATGCTCCCGAATTTCTGCGCCATGTTGAGCATTGCCATCGTCGCTTCGGGGAAGACATCTTCGCCAATCTTGGTGAAGGTCAATAACATGGCTTGACCCTGCATGATGGCTTCGTCGCCGAACATGGTCACGCCCTGCAATTCGTCCGCCATTTTTGCGAGTTCGTCGGCGGTCACGCCTGCCGCGCCGCCCGTCGATTCGATGACGGTTTCGAGTTCCGTCATCGCCATTTCGCTTTCCACTGCGGCATCCACCGAAGCCTTGCCGAAAGCCAGGATCGGCACGGTAACAGCCAGGCTCATCGTCGCCCCGAACTTTTGCATCCGGGAGCCGATGTCCTGCATTTTTTTGTCGAACGTCTCTGCCTGCTTTGTCGCCTCTTTCATCCCCTTGCTGAATCCGCCAGCATCGAGGAGCAACTCCGCCGCGATGGTCGCCGCTGTCGTCATTTGATTCCAAAATCCTTTTTGATCTGCTTCACAACCAGCTCGCGCTGTTCCTCAAAACTAAGTTGACTGAGGTCTGGCGCTTCCTTCAATTCGCTCAGCACCGCCTTCACCGTATCGCGCATGAAGGCTTTCGGGTCCTTCGCCTTGCCCTTGCCGCGGTTGATGTTGTAGAGCATCGAGAGCAATGCCGCCAGTTGATATTCATCGTTCCACCAGCCCCACGGCTCCGCCGCATAGAACAACTGCCAGGCGCGGAACTCGGGGTAGGGCAGGGCGCGGATCTCGCCGAGGCTTTTTCCGAGCGCCAACCCCAAACGGTGTTCGAACATCCGCTCGGGGTCGGTCAGGAGTTTTTTGCCTCTTCCTCCGCCGTCACATCGCCAGCCATCGCCGAGAACTTGACGATCTCGACCGCGATCCGTCCGATGACCGCGCCGTTCTTCTTTTTCAGCGCGTCCACGTCCTCGCGCTTGAAGAGCGGCTTGCCGTCCGCATCGCAGGTGGCGCAACACACCAAAAAGGCGTCGTGCCCGTAGATGTTGACCGCGCTGATCTCCTGCTGTTTCGCGCGGCTGTCCTGCTTCAGGCGGGTATCGCCGTACTGGCGCTTCAGGTATTCGTCCTGTTCTGCCCGCGTCAACTGGCGAATGTAGATCGAGCCGCCCCACTCCGGCACGGCGATCTCTTTGGTTGCGATGTCGTTCACGTTCAATATCTGCTCGCGTGAGAGATACATGATTGCCTTTCCGATGAAGGATGAATTCATCATTCATCCTTCATCTTTTCTATGCCACTGTCGGTTTGCCGCTGACCTTGATCGTGCCGGAAAGCTGACCCTGCTCTTCGAGCGGCGTGTCCGGTTCGAAGGCGGTCAGAAAGCCAGCGAACGAAATCGTCGCCAGCGTGTTCGGCAGGATGATCTTCCAGTTGTGCGTGTTGTTATCGTTGAACGTCTCCAGCAGACCGGTCGTGCCGTCGTGCGTGGCGTTGGTCGGCAGCCAGTTCGCGCGGAACGAAACCTCGCCGCCGTCGCGCATACCGGCGATGAACTCGCGGTAGCCGTCCGAAGACGAATGGCTGGTCACGTCGATCTCGTCGCGGCTCATCTGCGGCGGCGTCAACTCGACGATCTCCGCGATGGAGGTGAAAACTTCCGGGGTCGCGCCGTCGCCCAATTGCAGGGTTGAGCCGTATGCCCAAAATGCGCTCGATGTCATCTCAGCCTCCTAGCTTCCCGGATACCCGGCGGGCAGGCGCAGCACGGCGAACTTGATCGCCGCATTCGAGCAGGCAAGGTACACAAGCCCGCTGGTCTGCTTCCAGCCTTTGGCATTGGTGAGCCCGATTCCCACGGCGGCATATTCGCCCGCCGCGAGGGAATAGGTCGTGATGTCTTCCGAGCGACCCTTCTCGTCGTCCACCGAAGTCACGCTGAACGTGTAGGGATTCGCGCCGTCGCTGTTCAGGACCAGCAGGACCTCCCTGCCCGTGCATTGGAACGAATTGCCGTTCGCAACGTCGCCAGCCGCGAACGTGAAATCCAGGCTGTTGGCGGAGACCGCCGCGAACGGCGCGTCAATATCCTGGACGGTAAGTGCGGTTTGTGTCATGTGATTACTCCTTCTTCTTCGTCAGTTGATCGAGAACTTCGATCTGTTTCTCTGCGGGCAGGTGCGATACCACGTGCAAAATGATCTCGTCCTCGCTATCGCGGTCCGTCCCGCACGTCGCACAGCGGAAAACCGGTTTGATGTTCTTCCACATCATCGGTTCGTAATAGATCGTCTGCGCGGGTTTTTCTTCAACGACAGGCTCAAAGACTTCCGGCTCTTGCTCTTCCGTCGTCCATGGTCCATCGTCCATCGTCTTATCTTTCTTCGGCATCATGCCTCCTTCCAATTGATCAGATAATCCTGCGACACGCGGAACAGGCTCACGTCCGGCTCCGAGGCGTCGCGTTTCGCCTGGCGGAAAACCCCGCCGACGATCACGCTCCCGTTGCCCATATTGCCCGCGTAGCCCTGCAATGCCGCATGGATCGCGTCCGCCACAGCATGAGCGGATTTGTAACTGCCGCCCCAGGCGTCCACCCGCGCGCGCGCCTTGAAGGTCTGGTTATTGCTGTGCGTCGTCCGCACGGGTTCATCGACCATCTCGCAGGTGATCAGCGGCATGGTGTTCGGCGTCGCGCTGGTGCTTTCCGGCAGGCGCTCGGGATAGATACGGGTGCTCACCAGAGCCGCAACAGCAGTATCCGCCAGCAGGTGCGAGATCAAAGCGGGCATCATGCTCATATCGCGCCCTCGATCTCGATCCGCAGGTTTTCCGCCACGGCGTTCACGATTGCATCCTCGTTATCTTCCATCGCGGGCTTCAAATATGGGCGGGCGGGCAGGGTCACTTCATGCGCCGCATGGGATTTCCCATTTTCGTCCGTCCAAAACAACATCCGGGCTGTCAACGGTTTGACCGTGCCGCCCAATTCCTGGATGCGCCCGTAGATCGCGGTGGGACCGATCAGCGCCCTTGCCTGGTCGCCGCTTTGCGTCGTTTCCACGCGGATGCTGTTGGCAAGGTTGCCGGTTTGCTTTTTGAATGTGTTCACGATGTTGACCTTGGCATGACCTTCCACCACGCGCGCGCCCGCTTCGACGGCGTTTCGCAACGCCTTCGAGCGCACATCCGCTTCCATTTTGTTGAGCGCGTCCATGAAGGCACGCATGTTCTTGTAATGCGCCATTACGTCACCACCTTCCGCAGGTAGAGACGGATTCCGCTCGGTCCGCGCTGGATGGGGGAAACGATCTCATAGTCCAGCGTGTTGTGGAACTCTCCGAAGCGCGACAGGATGCGGATATGATCCTTCTCAGTCACGGGCGTATGCAGGGGCAGTCTCAGCGCCGCGTCGTATTGGATCACGGTCATCTCTTCGCCGAACCTGCGCGAGCCGGGGTTCATATTCAGTCCGCACGACACCGGCGCGCCTTCGGTATAGGTCGGCGCGTCCGCTTCGTTGAACTCGTTGCGCGTCCCTTCCGCGTAGGTCAGGATCGCGCACGAATCCAGCATGTGAGCGGTCTGCGTTTCGCGCATCCCTTCGAGGTCGTCCTCGGTGAATGAAAAATCAAGCGTCATGCCTGGTTCGTCTCATACGTGCGTTCGCGCGCGACATCCGGCGTGAGGATGATGGTCTTCGGGTTGCGCCGCGCCAGGTACCAGCGGACGTTCTTCATGCACATCTCGTACATTTGCGAGCGGCTATAGTCTGCGCCGTCCGCGCTGAAATCGTGCTTGTGCGCGACCAACGCCGCCTTCTCCTGCCAGACCGCCGCCGCCGCCGAATTGAGGTCATAGGTCTCCGTCCAATCCGGGTTGACCATCATCTCGCCGGGCGTGGACGTGCTCGGCACGCGCGGGCTTTCCCCGTTCTCGTCCACGCACGGATAGCGCTCGATGTATTCCTCGAGCGTGTCGTCGCTGTACGTGGCGGTCGTCGGTTCAGCCGTCATCCGGCGCAATTGCGAAATTTGTGAGGCGGTCGGTGCCATGGATATCCTTTCGCCCCCCTCTCCCTTTATCCCCCTCTCCTTTTTAGGAGAGGGGTTAGGGGTGAGGTGGGGGTCAGGGGGTGGGGTTGGTTACACGCGGACGTACTCGATGTAAGCGTTGCCGACCAGTCCGGCGATCGCGCCGGTCTTTTCGCTGACGGTCAGATAGCCATCCGACTCCCAGCGCACCGCGCTCTTGCCGTTCGTTCCCTGGTCTTCCACGTTGTCGAACACGCCAGCCGCGGCGTTCACGTCCAACCCATCGATCAGGTTGTCGTAGTTGGTGGTCGCGCCCGAACCCACGCCTGCGTCGAGCGTGCAGGCGGCGGTGGCTTTGGTGGTGATGTCGAGCACCAGGCGGGTGACGATCAAATCCGCGCCTTCGGGGTTGGCGAGGGACAATGCGCCGCCTCCGCCGGTCGTGGCGGAAAGGGCGACTTTGTAAGCGCCTTTTTGTTCACTCATTGTGAATCTCCTTTTGTTATGTGATCAACTGAACGGCGACGCCGCTCAGGTCTGCGCCGGTCACAGCGCCCATGTTGCCGAAGAGCACGCCGCGGTCGTTTGCGTCGAGCTTGGTCACGTTATGGAACATGCAGTCCTTCAGGAGAAGGACGCGCGGCTCGCCCATCCCAGCCGGGATGACGAACGCCGAAGCCATATCGTTGGAGGTGCTGTTGTTGACGAAGATGCAGTTCTTGAACGTGTTGTCGCGGTCGATGCCGGTGGCATCCGCCACTTCCACGAACGCCGCGCCGCTGTTGCCAGCGCGCATACGGAAGTAGCAATCCTCGAACACGTTGCGGTGCGCTTCGCCGTCGAGGAGCAGACTAACCATGCCGGTCGCCGCGTCGATGGTGTCCACGCCGATGGTGCAGTTTTTGAACGTGTTTTCCTCCGCGCCGTCGAGCTTGAGGCTTGCGCCCCCGTCGATGGCTTGCGATGCGTGACCGCCGCCCGCGAAGTGGACATTGTCGAAATAGTTGCGCCCGCCCGTCACCGACACGTTGATCAGGCTGGTCGCGTCGTCCACGCCCTGGAAGATGTACAGGTCGCGGAAGATGCAGCCCGTTGCCGAAACGGTGATGAGGGGTGATGCGCCCGTCAGCGTCGAAAGCTGGAAGATGCGCGCGCGCTGCGCCGTGCGGGTCGGAGCGCACCAGCCGATCAGGTGGGTGTAATTCTTGCTCCACGTCAGCGCGGCGCTCAGGTTGTTCCCGCTCGAACCGGCGAGGTACAGCACAACGTCGTGCTGGTTCGCGGTGCAAAGCGCGTAAGCCGCCGCAATGCTCGCCAGCGGCTGGGTGAAACTCGTGCCGGGGTTGCTGTCCGAACCGTTCGCCGGGTCCACGATGTAGACCTGGCTGTACGGTCCGCGCGGAATGCCTTGCAGCGCGAGATATTCATTGATGTTTTTGGGGAAGAGACCCATGTCAAACTCCTTATGCGGTCAACACAGCGAACGGGAAGCGGGTCGCGCTGTTCGTGTTCACGCGGTTGATCGGATTGGGCAGGGCGAAGCCCAGGCGCATCACAGCGCGCAGGGCGACCATATCCTGCTGGGCGAGGTTGTAAACGATGTTTCCCGCGCCGTCCTGGATCACAGCCTGATCGAGCACCTTGTAGGTGATGTCCTGGCGCATGGAATAGACCAACTGATTCCACTGCCCGGAGATCAACCAGTAGGTGCTCGAAATGGCGCCGTTCAACGGGAAGTTGATCGGCGCGCCGTCGAGGGTGTATTCACCGGCGGCTTGCATCGAGGGCTTGAAGATCGGCTGACCATCCGCATCGCGGACGTTGCGCAGCTTTCCGCGCATGAGCAACGGAGCCACCGAACCAGTCACCATGAAGCCGTCGGCTTCTACCTTCCCGAACAGACCCGCTGTGCCAGCCCCGGTCTCGCCGAGGATGGCTTCGTAAAGGTCTGTATAGGCGGCGGCGCTGATCTGATGTGAAGCGGCGCTTGCGCCCGCCACAATGCCAGCCGCGCCGAGGTCGGTCGTCCAGTTCGAGGGGATGTTTGTCCCATAGAACACAGCCGCGTCGATCGCCGCGCCGAAGGCTTCCACCAGCGACGGGCGCACCTGCCCCCACACGTCATAATCGGCGTCGGCAAGCACAGCTTCCGGGATCGGGACGATCACCGCAAGTTCTTCCGCGGTCACATACTTGTTCGTCCAGTTCACTTCGCTGGTCTGCTTCAGACCGTTGTCGCCGTTCACGAAATACGCCGTGGCGAGCGCGGACATGACCGGCATACGCATCGTATTGCGACTCATGTTCTGAAGGCGGCGACCGAAACGCATTGCCGCGCTCGATTCAGTCACCATGTTGAGGATTTCATTCGATACCTGCTCGGGGATCAGAGCGGCGGCATCGGTGCGTGAAATCACACTGTTGTAAGTAGCCATGTTTTATTTCTCCTGTTATCGAATTTTGGCATTAGCCGCGCTGCGGATAATGTCATTCATGCTCAAACCGGCAGGTTGCCCGCTGGCTCCCTCACCGGCGTTCCCTTCTGGCAGGGAACGTTTGAAGAATTCGGGGTAGGTCTCCTTCAGCCCGGCGAGATCTGCCTCGCCTTTCTTGTTGAAGAACTGCCCCGCCTCTGCCAGGATGAACAGCGCCTTCGGGTTGGTGACGCCTTCCCGGCTCGCCAACTCCGCAAAGGACGCGCGTCGCTCCGACAGTTCCAACTGCGCGGAAAGGTCGTTCAGCCTGGCTTCCGCCTCCGAACCCTTTTCCGCCTTCGCCGCCAAATCCTTGATCTGCTTCTCGAACGTCTTGCGCGTCTCGCGCTCGGCATCCAACGCAGATTTCAAGCCCTTGGTATGCTCGTCGAGCAGGTTCTTCACCGGCTCATCTAAAGACGCGAACCATGAGTCAAAGGTCAGTTCTCCCGTCCCCTGATCTGTGTTCGCATCCGATGCGGAAGCGGCGCCGCCTCCCGCATCTTGATTGCCTTGCTGTTGTGTTGCGTTTACATCAGACATCTCGTCTCCTGTATCTCCTCTTCCTCTCCCCTCTCCTTTTAAGAGAGGGGTTGGGGGTGAGGTAGTTATCGGGCATCCCGCCCGTCAATCACCTGTCAAAACGCTCAACGGCGTGGGCACAAAACTCCCGCCCCACGTCTCATTCGGGACCAGCGTCGAGAAATCCTCCAAAGACGCCCCGCCCGATTTCCACAGGTCGAAGCGCTCATCCCCAAGGATGCCGCGCTGGCGCTCTTCGCTCAGTCCTGCCAGCCATTCCTTCCCGGTCGTCCACTCCGGCGCGCCCGCCCCGCGCACCACAGGCACCAGCGTACAGCGCCCATTCGGGTGCTCGGCGAATTCCTCCGCCGTGTCGTAAAACTCGCCGTCCTGCATCAAACAGCCCAGGCAGGTCGTATCATCCTTGACCGCCAGCCGCTTGTATCCGCTCACCACTTCGCTGGCGCGGTATTGCTCCAGTGTCCCGGCGCGATAGGCTCGCATCATTTCGGTGCGCGCGATCAGCATTGCCTTTTGCAAACCGACCGCAAACCCCTCCGCCATTTCCGCCGCGATCTTTTCGGGGTGCAGACCCAGCCCCAAGCCTTTCGTCAGCGCGTCCAGCATCCCGTTCGTCGCCGAGCCGTAATCCTTCATCAACAGGTTTCGCAGGGGCGTGCCGTCCGCGCTCATACCGAAGAACGCATTGATCGCATCCACGTTCAGCATCTCGAACTCGATGCCCAGCCCGGCTTCCTCGATGGCGAGGTCGAGCGCTTTGGCGGCGTCCTTCACGCCTCTTATTGCGGCATAGTCCTGCATATTGCCCACGCGCTCCGCAAAATCGTCCGCAAACCGCGCATACTCCGCCCGCGCCAGGTACAACAAACGTTGAAAACGTTCATCGCGCAGGATCATCGCCTCGGTCAGGATGCCCTTTTCCGCCAGAGCCAGGGCGGTCTTCATCATCTCGGCTTCGAGCACGCGCTCCACTTGCAGCCAGCGGCGTGTCAGCAGGCGCATTTCGGAGGCTTCCTGCCTGAGCAGGGCTTCCTTTTGCAATCTCACCAGCCGCGCCACCTGCGATTCAGGCATTATTGCCTCCGCTATTGAACTGCCGTTCGGCATTCAATAAACTCTGAGCCAGCGAAGCCTGCTTGCGCGCCTCTTCCTGCTGCTTGTCCTTCAACATCTGCTCGATGTATTCCTCGCTCTTGCCCTCGTCGCGCAATATCGTCACCAGCGGCATCCCGGCGTTGACGTTCAACTGGCGCGTCTCCGCCGTCGTGCGCGGCTGGACCGTCTCGGGCTTATCGAAGATCGGCGCGGTCTTTTTCGGGTCATGGTTCACGCCCGCCATTTTGAGCATGAAGTTCGCCGCCTGCTTCCAGACCGGTGTGAAGCGGTCGATGCGGTCCTGCGCCTTTTTATTGAGCGGTCCTTCCATGGCGATCAATGACTCGCCGCTCAGGTTCGAGCCGATGGAAAAAAAATAATGCTTCGGCGTGCGGGTGATCGAACTGATCGCCGTCGCCATGTTGTCGATCCCCTCCAGATAATTGCTCAGCTTGGCGGTCTCGAACTGCCCCGCCTCCGTCCCCTGCCCGATGCCGTCCCCAGCCGGAAGGTCGAGGATCTCGTTCGGCGCGTTGCGCACCTTGCCCTGCACCTCCGCCTGGCTGATGATGTACCGCTGCGGGAACGCCATATATTCCGCCGTCACCATCATGTCGGTCAGCAATTTATTGATCCCATTCTGAATTGGGATCACGTTCTTCAGGTCGCTCTTCGGCGCGCGCCTGCCCAGCCGGTAATGGAAGATCGGCACCTCGCCGAACGGGTTCTCCGCAGGCTTGGAATACACCTTGAAATTCTGATAAGACTGGACTTCCTCCGCCTTGTTCTGCGAGACGTAATACTCCAAATGATCCGGGTAATACAGCGTCATCCGCATTTTCAGGTCATCGTCCACCCACATCTTCGCGCCGAATTTCTTCATACGCGGGTTCTCACGCTGGTAAAACAGATGCACCAGGCGCGGATCGTTGTGATAACCGTTCACCTGGTCGCCTTCCTTCCACGCCACGAAATACCCCTCCCCCGCCACCAGCGCCGCTTCATGGATGTCGTCGCTTTCCAGCGCGATCTCCGAGCTTTCCCAAATCTCCGACCACGCCCCTTTCGCGGCATCGTCCACCTGCACCAGGCGCAGGTTCACGCGATCGCGCGTCGAATCAACCACCACACTGCACCAGTTCTCGGCAAAATAGGCGTCGAGGTCTTTGAAGATCTCGACCAATCGCCTGGAGGTGTAGACCAGCGGCTGGTCGCCGTCGAAATAGGCGAACAGCGGGTCGTATTTTTCCTTCTTGCGCCGGATGGTTTCAAACGCCAATTTCAGATCCAATTCGCTCATGGTCATCCTTGAAAACTTTTCGCCTGTTTCCTCGGCAATCCGTACTGCGCGATCATCTGCACGCCGCCGCTCACCGAGTCCACATCGTCGTCGTGGCGTCCCTGCGGGAACGCCGCCACCTCGCGCAGGAATTCGAGATTCCACGCGCCGCGCACCAGCTTGACCTTCTTCTGTTTGGCGCGCAGCTGCCACGAAAGAGCGCGCGATACCTTGTCGCCCAGCGGTCGCACACGCACCATCGGCACATTTGCCAGCATCGGGTCCGCGGCGAACTCCTTGAACACCAGTCTCTGGAACGCCACATCCTCCACACCCCAGGTCACGCCGCGCTCCGATTCCGAAAGCATCGCCTGCCTGCAATACGGCAGGAAGGCGTCCAGATTCCGCACTTTCAACCGGTCGCGCAAATACAGGTCGCCGTCCTTGTCCAGCGCCACGGCGATGCACGAATTGAAATCGCTCGTCTGCCGTTCGCCCAATGCCAGGTCCACATAGCGGAACCAGCGCACGCCGTCCGGCGCGCGTTCCACCACCTTGAAATCCTTATCGTCGAAAAAATTCCCCTGCGCCAGGCGCGGCATCTGCTGGAACTGCGCCCAGAATTCGAACGGGTCCATATTGACCGCCATCGCGCGCAGAGCCGCCTCGTCGTGTTTGCGTTCCCAAAGCGGTTCGCCCGGTTTGCGCCCGAGCGGGTCGCCGCCCATCGGGATGTAAATCCCCTGCAAAAGGTTCTCGATGAATTCCTCCTGCGTCTTCGGGTATTCGTCCTCCTCCAGCGCGGTCGCGGGCATCATCACCACGTCCCACTGATCCGCATCCGGGTCGGAGACCATCGCCCGCAACAGTTGACCGCCCAGGTCTTCCACGTCCCAGCGCGTCATGATCAGGATGATCGCGCCGTGGTCTTCCACGCGCGTATATGCCGTCGAGCGATACCACTCATAAGAATCTTCCCTCTGCGATTCAGACCCCGCCTCTTTCCGCCCCTTGACCGGGTCGTCGATGATGAACAGGTTCGCGCCGAAGCCTGTGATACCGCCGCCCACGCCCGCCGCCAGCATCCCGCCGTTGCGATTCGCCACCTCCCACGAAGCCGAGGCTTTGCTGTCCGGGTCGAGCAGGACCGGCTCGTCGGTCGAGGAAAGCGCGCCGAACACCTGCGAATATTCCTCCGTGCCGATCAGGTCGCGCAC